CAGGTTCTTCGATTCCAGGTTCTTCGATTCCAGGTTCTTCGATTCCAGGTTCTTCGATTCCAGGTTCTTCGATTCCAGGTTCTTCGATTCCAGGTTCTTCGATTCCAGGTTCTTCGATTCCAGGTTCTTCGATTCCAGGTTCATTGCTGAGTTCACTCATAATTATAGTATACATTTATTTTACATTCAACTAAATAATTTAATTATTCATTAATAATAATTTTTCGAATTACATTATTCATAGAGTCTGAAATGTAAATATTATTATCTACATCCATACTTAATCTATGTGGTTCATTCAATTGTGCCTTAATAGCAGGTCCATCATCTCCTGAATATCCCTTAGAACCATTTCCTGCTATAGATGTTATAATACCATTCGATACTTTGCGAATTACGTGATTATCTCTATCACTTATATATAAGTTCTCTTCAGAATCACTCAATATAGAAAATGGTTTATTCAAATTAGCATTAATTGCTAAACCTCCATCGCCAGAATATTTATTTCGTTCATTTGACATAACAATCCCATCAACAGATGATAATGATTGCACAGTTAAATTATTCAAATCTTTAGTAGTCACATTTGTAGAATTTCTGATCATGTTTAATTTACCTACAAATCTTTTTATAATTCCGGTTGTAGAAGAAACTTTTCTAATTATGTTATTGATATGATCAACAATATAAACATTATTCATTTTATCTATAGTTAAATCAAGTGGTTGAACAACTCCAGCAATTTTTGCTGAATTATTATCACCAGAATATATTGATGTTTTATTACCTATAATGGTGAATATTTTACCGATATCATTATCCGTTAAATTTCCTATAAGAGCATGAATTAAACTATTCATTTTACCATTAAAAACCATACGAATGCAATTATTTTTTGTATCTGCTATATATAAATTGTCATTTTGATCAAATGCAATACTAGTTCCACCAATAGATGACTGTTTAGCAATTGTTCCTTCATCAGATATATTACATTTACCTGTACCTACAATTGTTTCTATCATATCATCATTTTTGCAAATTTTTCTAATCACGTAATTCAATCCATCACCTATATAAAGATTTTCTTTTGAATCGAATGCTAAACATACTGGTAAAGATAGATCTGCTTCTGTACAACAATTACAATCTCCAGAATATCCAGATTTTCCGGTTCCTGCATATGTTGTTATTATTCCTGTATTTGAAACTTTACGAATCACGTTATTATTTCTTTCAGCAACAAAAATATTTTTATCAGAATCTACTAAAACAGCGTAAGGTTTATTTAATTTTGCATTTAATCCTAATCCATAGTCTCCTTCATATCCAGATTTACCACTACCAATTATAGTCTTTATTATAGGTATATAAGATTCGACAGTCTCAATTGGTTCTATAGTTTCCTCAACAATTTCTTCTACAGTTTCTTCTACTATTTCCATTGGCGGTGGTACGTATAAATCATTTATATCAAATTGAGTATACATTGATTTTGTATCTTTTAATATATCTGCTTGAGTTTCCATAGAATTACATTGTGTCGTAGTATTTGTACTCATAGAGGTATGAGTTTCTGTTTTATTTAAATTATTACTTTTAAGTCTAAATAAATCATTTTTTGTTAATGAAAATGATTTATCTGTTACAAGAATCCATTTATTCATAGAAAATAGAGAGAAAATACTAAAATTATTTCTTATTATATTTTTTTATTGTTGCTTTTTTCTTATTCAACTTTCTTCTTTTTGATTTACCACCTTGTTGTGGGGTAATTTTAGGTTCATGTGGAATCAATCCCAAATCTTCTTTATTTTTTTCTATATCATGTACAGTTTTTCTAACTCCATCAACTTTGGATGGTATAGCAGTAATTGTGTCTTTTACTTTAGTAGTTGTATCTTGCACAGTTTGCATTGTTGGATTAATATATGATGACATTAATCCATTAGTTATATTTTTTATAGAATCTGTAACTGTATTTATCATATCTCCAAGACTTTTAAAGTAATGGTTGATTCTCTCTGGAACATTTATTTTTATTGTATTATTTTCATTTGAATTCTGATTGTCATCAACCAATTGTACTTGTTGTTCTTCACTTACAATAGGATTTTCATTTTTATTTTGATCACTAGACATATACTATAATAACATTTTATGTTTTATGTAATAAAAAAAAATATTCTTGAATTTTCTCTTTCTCTAAATTTCTTTTGTAATTACTTATTCCCTTCATTTTATTATATGTCTTATGTTCCACATGTATTTTCTCTAGATTTCCATATTTTTTTAATATTTTTTCTAAATCATTGATCGGTATAATTCCACCATTATTATAAGAAATTAATATATAAGTTGCATTCGTATTTTTTATTAATTCTTCAAATGCAGTTTTTGCATGAATAGAACTATTATATGAAGATTTCTCCCAATTCAAAGGTTGACCACGTGTAGTATTTGGTATTTCCACATTTTTATCCCAATTATTAACAATATTTAAAAGAAAATAGTATATACTATATGGATGTTTATTATATGGGGGATCGTAATAAACTAAGTCTAATTTTGGGATATTTTTAACCCATACATTTGTATCAGTTTTAGAAATATAACTTTTACAATTGTTTTTTATCAAATTAGGCATCTCCAAAGTAATAGGTGATGTAATTCTTTTTAAATCAATATTTTTAGCGCCTCCGTACTGACCTATCTTACCATTCTTGTAAAATGCTGAGAATTGACCGCTTGTATTATTATGTATAGATACTTCCACTAGTAACAATGCTAACAAAAAGGGTTTGTATTTATCAGGTAATGTTTCAATATAATTTCTTATAATATCAATACGTTTACCATTTTCACTAGTGAAATAAACTCTATCACTTTCATTTATCTCTCCACATGGTGACCAATTGCCGGAAATGTAAGGATCAGTATATTTATTTTGTTTATCAGCATATTCATTCGCTTTTTTTATGAATCCCTTTATTTTTTCCTCATCCTCTTTTGTTATATTAGATAAAAAACATTTGTTTAATGTTTCACTATAACTTGCAACATCATTTACATATAAAGAGTCTGCATGCATTTTAAATAATCTCGAAACTATACCTGAACCAGAAAAACCATCACCTATTTTCAACTTATGTCCTATTTTGTCTTGTAAATCTAAAACTATTTTTTCAATATGAGGCAATAGTTTTCTTTTATTTCCCATATAAGTAATAATTTGCGCTTTTAAATAATTATCCATTATTATGAATGAATATTTAATATTTCATACATTAAACTAAAAATATGAATGTTTTACACCCTCTCATATTTGGTAAAGTATTGCTATATTGCATCAGTTATGAATGTTTTAAATTATCTCTAAAAACTGTATAATTTCCTTTTCTTTCAAACTTTACAACATTATTCATTAATGCCTTTTCACCTTCACATATATGTTTGTTTATCAAATTCTCTAATTTACATTTTATCAATCCATTGTAAACACTATATACAACATATTTTATTTTCCTTTTCTTCATAGCAATAATACATTGGTTACATGGTGTTGAATCTCTAAACTCACCAATATCTGATATTCTGACAATATAAAGATTTATATTATTCATCTTATTTATTTTATTGCATTTACGTAATACATCTATCTCTGCATGACAAGAACAACAATTAGTTATAAAACCATCTTTAGAATATGTTCTATAATTGTTATATCCTTTTGCTATAATTTTCCCTGCTAAAACAGCTATACATCCATGTTTTTTTGGTACGTTGGACTTTTGTGCCTCTATTGATGCGATAGAAGCAAATTTTTCATCATGTATACTACAACTCATATTAATATCATGATTTAATATTTAATATTTTTCAATTTTTGAATTTAAATTTTTGTTAACAATAAAATTATATATATATTTCAATGATAATGTATATATATAAAATTACATTTGGAAAATATATAAACTTAATATTTTTTGATCATCCACACGAACACCAATTATCATATTTACAACACTTTTACATATCATCTTTATTATCATTATGGTTTTTTGTAGCATCAATAAAAGCAATTATGCATGCAATATTACCTATTTTATTCAAAACAAGTTCATCAGACACTATAAAACAATTACAATGCTTCATAGATAGTGTCCATAAAAAAGAATTTAAAAATGAATAATATATTCTATTATGAAACCAATGTATTATTTATTATGATATTTTATATATAGTATATGGTATGATATCAAATGATATATTTTTAGCATATTCTATGATATTATCAGCAATTTGTAATTTATGTATATTAATGTTATGGTCTGTATATAATCAAAATGAAATTCAGGTTGAGTAACTATGAAAAAATAATATTATATTCATATTACAAATAATAATGTATACTATTTGTAATAAATTTTTTAGAAATCTTCAAATATAAAGAAGGTCCTACTGGGAATCGAACCCAGGCTGGCGGATTCAAAGTCCGCAGTCATAACCATTAGACCATAAGACCAATATATTATTGGTTATCTTTTTATATATGTTTTTCATTATAACTTATTTTTTAGTTTTTCTATTTTTTCTGGATTTTTTTTTGATTTTCTTTGATTTTTTTGTTTTATTTGATTTACGTTTCTTCTTACCACCTATTGTCAAATCAGAAAGTGGTTTTGGATTTCTTTTACCACGACCAAGACTAGGAATAGTAATAGAAGTAGTATCTCTAGATACTTTAGTTGAATTTTCCAAAAGTATATCAAATATTTTCATACACTTTGATCTTTTTGCTCTTTCTATTGCATTAGGATTCATATTCGATTCAGTATCTATATCTTCAATAAGTTTTCTCATATGGTCATAATCTCTTCCCTTAAAATAATGACTAGACATTGTGAAAAAGTTATCCCTTCTCATATTTTCTTTACAATACAATTCCTTTACATAATCTAAATCAATGTTATAAATTGGATTCCTAAAATCCATTATTTTTTTATATAAAATATTATGATTTAAATAATAGTAAAAGTGATTTGCCATGATTACACAATTAATAAATAGAAATGTATTTTTGATAACATCCAAACCACCAAATCTCGCAAAAAATATTTCTTTAACATGTTCATCATCATGATCATTGTATTTGTCTTTACACCAATCACTATCCCAATCAATTAATTTTACTTTTATTTTTCCATTTCTGTTTCTAATGACTGTATTTAATGGTTTTATGTCATAACATAAAATTTTCATATCATATATGGATTTTCGAAATAATTCTACAAGTTGCGTTGCAATTTCTTCATCTTCATGATCAATAAAATCTATATGAGATGTGGAAGATGAATTTCTAGTTGATAAAGTAAGCAAATTTGAAACCATAGCTTTTCTTCTTTTAAATGATGATGTTAACTTTTTATTTTGATAAAATTCTAATAAATCAGAATCATATGATTCTGATATTTGAATTCGTATTAATGAATTATAATTGGCAAGATCAGAATAAAACTTTAGTAAATCCTTTTTTGCTTGCCTAACATTATATGAGTCTCCTTGTTGAAGACACATTAGTCTTAAAAATGTTATTAATTCATCATCAAGTATAATACTTCCAAAAAAGTGTAATTTTGGAGCAATGTTATAATCTGATGCTTTATGAAGAATTCTCTCATCATTATTTATTTCTTCATAAAATTCATCACTTTGTTCTTCAAATACAGTACCTCTAAATGGTCTTGCTACTGTTGTATATACAGGTTTTTTTTTAATACGTAATGAAATATTATCAAATTTTATATTAAAATTGTTAGAACCACTTAAAATTATTGGGTTACCTTCAAATGTAAATTTACTTTGTAATTCATCAATTGTAATGTATTTGATTTGATTGTTCTCATCTACTGCATCGATTGGATAAAAATTAGAATCTATAGAGTCAAGTTCAAGTCCGCTTCTTCTGAAGTCTGTCATTAATATATATTAATATTATATTTCAAATATAAAATAACCATATGTACCACCAATTCATATAATTATTCCAATTTCGTTCTTCTAAGTGTATTTGATATTCAAACCCATTATTATGTTCCCATACTTTAATATATTCTATTGTGTAATTATCTAAATGTATTATTTTATATGAAGTATTCCTTAAAATTTCTAAATTACTGTTTTTTTTCATTTCCAATACAAAATATTTATTTTCGTGATTCGTTTTTGAAGGATTAAGAAGATCAGTGTACATTATTAAATCTCCTATTTCAATATTCATTTCATTATATATTATATTTATATATTTAGGTAATTTTAATCATTAAAGAATTTTGTTTTCTTTATATATTGTATATGTCTGAATTTATGAGTCCTAAAAAGTTGAATGGTAGAAGTCCTGAAGAGTTGAATAGTAGAAGTAGTCCTACTAGTGTTATGAGTCCACCTAGAACACCACCACCAAGAACACCAACAATTGTAGATGAAGCAAAGTATGAAATTTATGAAAGCATTCCCGAAGATTTACAATTATTCATAATTTTAGTAACACAAGAATATGGAGCAGATATACCAGGAATAAATCACTTAATTCAAAATAATAGTGGTGTTATAAGTATAAATCAAAAAGTTTTACCATTAATTAATGATTTCGTTGGTACAAAAGTGGATGTTCAAAAAGTATATTCTAATGGTACTTATGGTTCTCCGCATTATAATACAGACAATCCACTTACAGTTGGTGGAGGACCAAAACCAAGAAAAACAAAAACACCATCAAATACACCAATGACAAAACAAGATTTCATAGACGATAAAAGAAGGACATTCACACAAAATCTTATCGGTAAATTTTTTTATTATTTGCTAATTCTTGCAGGATTGTGGGTTGCATGTGGATGGATTGAAGAGGGGGCGGATTATCAACTTGGTCGTAACTCTAACCCTTTTCAACCTAGAACTTATATTATTGATAGAATAGAAGAACCGTTGGGATTTGTAGGACCAGATTTGAGAAGGTTGGAAAATATTAAACAACAAATCGGAGATCTTGCATCTGACTTACGAGGAAATGTTCCTTCAGACAAAGGAGTATTACAAATAGTGAATGTATTTTCAAATCCAAATAATAAAGTATATCATGAAAAAATTCGTGACCTTATAGTATGCCTACATAAATACATGAGAATATTGAAAACGGTATTGACAAAGAGAAATCCAAAAATTCCATTATTAACAGGAGAAAAAAGTATAGATGTTGGAAGTTTACCAGTAGTATTTACTCTGGAGGATATAAGAAAATTTTTACAACATAATGAATTGGGACCAAATATAATAAATGATTTATGGACAGAATTAACTGGAAAAAAATACAATCGTGAAAATTTTTTATTAAACTTAGATTCTAAACATTTTATAAATACAAAAATTGATGATGAAGGAAACCAATATTATTCATGTGATAATGTAGATGAACATGCTGATCAAGATCTTTGTTTTCCAAGATCTATGAATCAACCAACACTAAATGATCCACATGGAGTAGCATCAGTAAATGATAAAAGAGCAAACCAAGATGATAGAACTATGCCTATAGAAGATATATTTATCTTTCAAGATCTTAAAATTGATATTAAAGGATATCTTGAGGCAACTACTGAAGATAAACGAAGTATACTGAAAAAAGCATGGAAAGATTATGCAAAAATTAACCACCCTGATAAATTATTAGACAAATCTGATGCAAAGATGGCACATATAAATGCGTCAATAGAAAGAATAATAAATGAATTAGACACACAAGAAGGTGGTAAAAAACTAAAACGTAAGTCCAGAAAGCATGTAAAGAAAGCAACAAAATCAAAAGCAAAAAAAATGAAGTCTAAATCATTAAAAATAAAAAAGTCAAAACGTACACAAAGAAAGTAAATAAATAAAAAATTTATATAAAATTGAATATTTTATATAAATATTGTAATGGATATTATAGGAAAATTACCAATAGATGTAATACGTCAATATATATTACCTTATATTTATTTAAGTCAATCAAAAAATTTATGTGATGATATAAAATCATTTGTAACCACGAAAAGATACCTAATAAATAGTTATATATATCGATATAATTTTTATCATGATGGTGTAGATTTTCTCATAATGGACATATGTAATTATATAAATGATGACAAACAATCACCATTTTCATATAGTAATGATTGTATGATGAAATATAGAAGATTATTTAATTTACAATATAGAACAAATAGACATATATATAAATTTGTTAAACGACTTATTCATACTACTCAACCAGATTTCTCAATAAATACACAATTAGGTATATTGAATCCAAAAGAGAGAGAAAAATTAGTTCAATATATTCAATATCGTTTTTGAAATATTAATAAAATTGAATTAAAAAATAATAAATAAATAGTCATAAATACAATCATGAATCAATTTCGATTATTTGATTTCAATATTCCAAAAGTAAATGAGGATAGAGATTCAGAAATTTCTGAAGATTCTGATGGGTCAAAAGAAAACAAAGATACCAAAATATTTCGTATTCAAATGTTTGGAATCAATGAAAAGGGTGAAACTGCATCTATCATGGTAGATAATTATCATCCATTCTTCTACGTGAAATTACATAATTCATGGAGCGAAAAAGATAAATCCGGATTTGTACATCATATAAAGAAGAAAATAGGAGAGTTTTATGCCAAAAATATTGTTTCGTCTAAACTCGTAAGAAGACACAAATTGTACGGATTCGATAACAAAAAAGAACATGTATTTCTTGAATTAAAATTCAAAAACATTGAGACGTATAATAAAGTGAAATATTTATGGTATAGAAAAGGTAAAATAGTGAATTACGAATATAATAAAACTTTTTTGGAATTATATGAATGTCAAATTCCACCATTGTTAAGATATTTTCATATTCAAAATATAAGTCCTTCTGGATGGATTGAAATTCCAAAGAAATACAATACCCTTGATTACAAATCAACTACTTGCAATTATGAATACCTAGTTGAACATGACGAAATTGTTCCTTTGAATGATAAGGAAACACCTGTTCCATATAAAATTTGCAGTTTTGATATTGAAGCGAGTAGTAGTCATGGTGACTTTCCAATTCCAAAGAAAAGTTATAAAAAACTAGCGACAAATATAGTTGATTTTATTAATAATACCAAATTGTCAAAACATCATTTGAAGACAGAGTTATTAGAAATGATCAAAACTGCATTTGGATATAGTAAAAAGTATAAAAACGATATTCAAATAGTGTATCCAAAAGAACGAATAAGTTTGAGTGATCTTCAAATAAAATACAATCTTTGGATATCGACAATTGTTGACAAAGAATATGAAACTACATATGAAGATGTTACAAAATACTTTAATGTAGATGATGATGAGGATAATTATACTTCTAAACTCACTAGTTCATCCACTTACAATAATATATTTGAACTGTTGTCTGATGCTAATAACACATATGAAAATAAAATAAATCAATTGAATCAAACCATGAAAATATTTCCTTCACTCGAAGGTGATAAAGTGACATATATTGGTTCTACATTTATGAAGTATGGTGATAAAGAACCATATAAGAACCATTGTATTGTTTTAAATGATTGCGATAAGATTCTAGATGGAAAAACAGAGATAGTCGAATGTAAAACTGAGAAGGATTTATTAGTAAAATGGACAAAAATGATTCAAGAAGAAAATCCAGACATCATTATCGGATATAATATATTTGGTTTTGATTATGAATTCTTGTTTCAACGATCATTAGAAAATAAATGTCATTATGAATTTTTACAATTATCTCGAAATATTGACGAACCATGTTTTGAAACAACAAGTAATGGTGAAGTAAAAATAGAAGAAAGCAAAATTGTACTTGCGAGTGGAGAACATAATTTGAAATTTATTAAAATGAACGGAAGAGTCCAAATTGATTTGTACAATTATTTTAGACGTGATTTCAATCTTCCATCTTATAAATTAGATTATGTAGCATCATATTTTATAAGCGATGATGTTACCGATGTAAAACATGTGAAACTCGGAGAAAGATATTACACAGACATATACACTAAAAATATGACAGGTTTATATGTTGGTAGTTTCATTAATTTCGAGGAGTCCAGTCATAGTACAGAATATTATAAAGATGGTGCAAAATTTGAAATAGTAAAAATAAACAAGGATAAGAAATGTTTTCGTATAGAAGATATAGAAAAAATCAATAAGAACAAAAAGTTCCGTTGGGGATTAGCAAAGGATGATGTATCTCCAAAAGATATTTTTGAACTTGCTAATGGATCTTCTAGTGACAGAAGTATTATAGCAAAATATTGTATTCAGGATTGTAATCTTGTTCAATATCTTCTCAATAAAATAGATGTCATTACTGGGTTTATTGAGATGGCGAAAATTTGTTCTGTTCCTATCAACTTTTTGGTGATGCGTGGACAAGGAATTAAATTAACTAGTTTCATTGCAAAAGAATGTAGGAAAAAGAACACACTTATGCCGGTTTTAGATAAAAAGATGTATGATGATGGATATGAAGGTGCTATTGTTTTAAATCCAAAATGTGACTTATATCTAGATAATCCTGTCGCATGTGTAGATTATGCTTCTCTATATCCTTCATCAATGATCAGTGAAAATTTATCGCATGATAGTAAAGTATGGTCCAAAGAATTTGATTTAAATGGAAATTTATTAAGAGTTGAAGGTGAAGAAGATGATGATGGAAATTTCATATATGATAATCTTCCAGGATTCAAATATATAGATATTACTTATGATGTATATAGTTATAGACGATCTGGACCTACGAAGGCAGCAGTTCGTACAAAGGTTGGTATTAAGACATGTAGGTGGGCACAATATCCTGAAGGAAAAGCAATTATGCCATCTATTTTGGAGGAGTTACTTGCTGCGAGAAAAGCAACTAGAAAACTAATAAAGACAGAAACGGATGATTTCATGAAAAACATTTTGGATAAAAGACAATTGAGTTATAAACTGACTGCTAACTCATTATATGGACAATGTGGTGCTAAAACAAGTACATTTTATGAGAAAGATGTTGCTGCATCTACAACTGCAACAGGTAGAACACTTCTTATATATGCAAAAGAATTGGTAGAACAAACATATGGAAATGTTATAGTTGACACCAGCAAATATGGTAAAGTTCATTCAAATGCCGAGTATGTATATGGTGATACGGACTCTGTATTCTTCACCTTTAATCTAAAAACACTTGAAGGTGAAAATATAAGAGGCAAAAAAGCATTAGAAATCACTATTGAATTAGCGAAACAAGTTGGAGAATTAGCTAGTAAATTCTTAAAAGCACCTCATGATTTAGAATATGAAAAGACATTTATGCCATTTGCATTATTGTCCAAGAAACGTTATGTAGGTATGTTATATGAAGAAGACCCGGATAAATGCACGCAAAAAAGTATGGGTATTGTTTTAAAAAGACGTGATAATGCACCTATAGTAAAGGATGTTTATGGTGGAATAATTGATATATTAATGAAAGATAAAGATATTCAAAAATCAGTTGAATTTTTGAAATCTTGTCTTCAATGTATGATAGAAGAAAAATATCCTATTGAAAAATTAATTATTACAAAATCATTAAGATCTAATTATAAAAATCCAAGGCAGATAGCACATAAAGTTCTCGCTGATAGAATGGGTGATCGTGACCCAGGTAATAAACCATCTAGCGGAGATAGAATTCCATTTGCATATATCAAGAAAAATGGAAAATGTTTGCAAGGTGAACGTATTGAACATCCTAATTTTATAAGAGATAATGATTTAAAATTGGATTATGAATTCTATATTACAAATCAAATAATGAAACCAGTTCAACAAGTATTTGCTTTAGTATTAGATAAAATACCTGCATTCACATCACAGATGTTGAAATATAATAAATATAACAAGCAAATAAAAGAATGGAAGAAAACTTTAAGCGATGATCAATGTGAGAAAAAAATAGAAGACTTTAAAAACAAAAATGTGAAAGAATTATTGTTTGATGAATATATTAATAAAGCGAATAAAAAAGTTTCAATAATGAATTATTTCAATTAAAATCTATATTTAATATATATGTCAACTTGGGATCAAATAAAAGATTCAAGTAGTATTCAATCAACTATATTTACTTTAATAACTCTTGGGACATTTGTTCATTTATTAATCGATGCATTTACTTCAAAATATTTAGAAAAAGAACAAGGTTCTCAAATGGTTGCTGTATATATAATTGGATCATTTTTTAGTTTTGTAGTAGGATATATTATCTTTGGAGGGATGAAAAATGCCATGAATAGTTATACATTGGACCCCAATATTAAAAATATTATCTTGTGGGTAATATTATTTGGTTTAATATTTGTCCTAAGTTTTTTATTTTACATTAATAACACTTTAATATTAGTCTCAGTATTGGGTTCATTATTTTTCATTTTTTCTAATAAAGAATATACTTATGACTCCTTTATTATTAGTAGTACAATAAAAAATGCATTAACAAGAAGTCAGTTTAAAATTGCTAAGGTTATCTTATTTGTTTTATTATATCAAATAGTATTCAATTTCATAACTGATACAAAATTTGCCAGTTTTTTTGGTGGAGATTATAAAAGAGTGTTATCACTTTCTTTTTGGGGAAATGCTTTTCAACTACCATTATTTTTAGCAGTATTGTTTATAATATTTAATACAGATGGTATGACAAATTTAGTATCATGGATGTGTAATAAAGTTGGTCTAGTAAATAAATTGTCTATGAGGTCATTATTATTTGTAATAGTTTATACAACTTTAGATGCTGTACTTAAAGGTGATAATAGTATTTTTAAACCAAAAGCATTTGTCAAAAAGAGTGTAAAGATCAGCACAAGTACCAGTTCAAGTAAATGTGATGCTGATGCTTCTGCTGATGCTGATGATGAAGAGAAAGAAGAAACAGCAGATTCAAGTAATCCTAATGCAATTGAAGGTGATATTACGTTTACAGGAGATAATACAAGTTATAACACATTGAAGTTTGATACTGATGTCTTAAAACAAAATTCAACTTCATTAAATGATATAGAAAAAATAAATGATGGATTGGCTACTATTAGGGATAATTATACAGACTTATTTGATTCAAAAGAAGAAAAAAAATGTTCAACTAAAAAGGCATTCGAAAATGATGGTGTTATAGCGACATTAGTAATAATACCTATTGTGGCGTATGTATTAGGAGGATTCACAATGGAAAATTATGGTTTCTTAAGTGTACAAAAAATAACTTCATTTATTTATTCATATATTTCCAGAAGTTCTCAAACACCAGCACCAGCACCAGCACCAGCACCAGCACCAGCACCAGCAGCAACACAAACAAGAGGTGGAGGAAGAAGAAGAAACTAAATTTAAAAGTAACCTAAAAGAAAATCTAATTCATATCTATTTTTTTTAGCATCTTCATAACCTAATTCAATTAGTTTTGGTATATTTAATTTACTAATATCACAATATTTATCCATTTCTTTATTATTCCAAATATTTGGTTCAATAATTAAAGAATGTTTAACGTTGTCTGGATGTGGTAAAGGAAATATTCCACCATCTAGGCATGTATATTTTTTATATTTATATACTGGTGAACCATTTGTAATATACGGTATATGAGAACTCGCCATACAACAATCAATAACATCTTCTAAATTATCAAATTTTGAAAATATTTTTTTCTTTATCTTATAACTTTTGATTACCCCAACACAAATATTTATTTTTGATAAATCAAAATTGTTTTCATTAAAATTTGTTAAGGTATCTTTTTTTATTATTTCTTCTATATTATATAAATTCTTCAAATTTTCTACTTTCATTGAATAAATATAATCATGAAATTTTTTATCATCGTCTTTCATAGACAAGTAGAGAGAATTCCAAGAACCTGCACTAGCACCATATAATTCAGTATTTTTCAAGTTATAATTTTCCTTTATAAATTTACATATACCGAACATGTAAAACCCTTTCAAACCTCCAGAAGTAATAGATATGGTGTTCAATGCATTACATACATAAATGAGTAAATATAAAAAGAATATAATTTTCATATTTACAATATATTATTATTAAAATTTGATATTGTATTTTCAATTTAAAGCATATAATTATTCCATAAAAACATTTAAATGTAAATTAAAACGTATAATATGTATGACTTTTTTTGCAATGTGGATTATATGAATCTACCTGAAAATGAAAAAGAAAATAGATACAGAGAGAACATGTGTAAAGCATTTTATATGGAATCATATTCAGATGATATTGTAAAACAAGTCATAGATTATTTATATGAATATACAAAATATGACGAGTTTTTTATCCATATGAAAAAGTTAGTCGTGGAAAAACACAATTATGCAAATGAATTAATAAGCGACGATCAAATGTTTATTACATTTTTTGCTTATGATTACTATGATATATTTCATCTTTGTTTAAAAGACAAGCATATAAACTCAATCATATCCGATAAATTAAAAAATAAATTTATAGAGAGATTAAAATAAAAATAATATATATAATGACAACTTTTTCAAATAATCCTCACACCGCTTATAATGGCGTAGTATCTGGTCAACGTAATATGTTTTTAAGTTCATCTTTAGCAGTTGTAATGATCGGTTTTGCCAACAATTTTGAAAGTAATTTAGTAAAATATACAGTAAAAACATTAGGTCTTTTCATTTTCCTCTTATCCATTTTCATCGGTATGAAAGCAACCTATGAATTTCATTATTATTTAGATTATTACAAAGGTAAATTACCTGAACATATTCCAGTTGAAAGTTGGTATATGTGGTCTTATGTTGCCTATACATATACATTCATATTATTATTTGTTGCAGTAATGTTCTTTTCAAGTAAGATGATATCTAGAAAGTAATTATACTTTTGCATTCTTCATATCTATAAGAATACAAGTAATAGTTTCAAGTTTGTTCTTATGTAATTTAGTATTTAAATGCCCTTTCATATTAACAACCATTCCACCACAAATACAAAGTTCTTTTTGGATTTTGAATCTGGATTTATTGTTCTCATAATATTTTTTATGATATGCTTTCACATCTTTTTTTGCACTAATTCGTTTATTATATGCCTTTTGATATTCTATTTTTCTACGTTTATCCTCATCAGACAACATTTGATATTTAGAAATCCTTCCTGACATATTTGTACTTCTATAACTTTTAAAAATTAATTTCAATTTTTTTCCGTTGTATATATATAATGCCAACTAAATCCGCTCGTAAATCATACAGAAACCACTCTAAAACATCAAAATGCAAGGGTATAAAAAGAGGTGCTGTTTGTAAAAGAACTTCTGGATGTACACTTACTAAAAAAACTGCAAAAAAAGCAAGTTATTGTAGAAAGAATAAAAATACATTAAGAAAATTTTTAGATAATTTTAATATATTCAAAATTATGAATTCCAAGACGAGAAAGACAAGAAAGAATTAGATTTTTAATTTTCCTTTAATAAAAATTTAAAAATATTTTCAATTGATTTTTTATTAATATGACGAACTTGTCCATTAGACAACGTATAAGTCAAATCATTCAAGCATTCATTATTTTCTTTCATTGATTCTATTAAATGAAACAAAGTTTTATACTCACTCATTATAATTTCACTTACTTTAGGACTTACACCAGGTATTTGTGATAACATAAGTTGATGTATATTTTCCGTATTTATATTTTCACTTTTATTTCGCTTTATACATGATAAATAAGATTGATTCTCATTCTCTCTACTATTCATATAGAACCCACTCTGAGAATTTTCTTTTCCAATCTTTTGAATTATATCACAAATCCACTCTGCAGTACCCAATATACTATGTGTATTCCAAACTGAATACCCTTTATAATAATTGAGAGAAAATATGGCAGATCGAATTGTCTGTTTCCATTTTTGGTCTACAAAATCAATATTTCCTTCTATTAAATAAAAAATATGATGATTATGTAATTCACATGAGTTTAATCTGACTGATTGTTCTTTATAACGACCATCTTTTATACTCGCTATTAAATCTTTTGGTGTTTTACGTTCAATAATCAAAACTTCATCATCATCATCTGTTTTTATTATAATATCACCGATTGGTAATTGTTTTTCTATTATACTAGTTTTTTCTAATATTTCCATGGTTTTTAAAAGTTGAATTAAATTCCGCTCACGAACATCAATTTCAATAATCATATATATAAATATTAATTGTATTTATATGATTTATAATAATTACTTTAAACAAAATATTTAAGAGCATCATTTATATGACTTATCATTATAACTTTGAATTTATCATCTTCTGGACTTTTTTTATCATTTCGTAATCGTATCAATTGCTCTTCATTGTCTTTTGGTATTAATGCTGTTTTTATACCCGCTTTTTTTGAACCAACTAGTTTTGCTTCTAACCCACCAATAGGTAATATTCTACCAATTAAATCGATCTCTCCAGTCATCGCAATATCTTGATTTATGTATTTATTACATAAGAAACTGTATATAGCGATACAAATTGCACCACCAGCGGATGGACCATCTTTTGGCATACTTGTATCTGGACAATGTACATGAATACCGTGTTTCATTTCTTCTTTATTGAATTCAGATTGTTCTTTTATAACCAAATTAAATGCCATTGTTTCAGCACATTTCATACTCTGTTTCATTACATCGCCTTGTGTTCCTGTAAGAACTAACTTTTTCTCAAGATAAGATTTTTCTACTTGTATAGGTAATATACCTCCTAATCCTAATGAATTCGCCCACATACCATTTATTTGTCCAATTAATGGTTCATGAGAAATAGATTCACGTCTTACTTTATCTTTATGTTTAAACACTTCATGTATAAAAAATCGATCTATTTTCATCTCAGTATCAGGATTACATAATCTTCTTAAATTCAATTCTTGTATTAAACTTTCCATTAATTTTTTTAATTGACGTGCACCCGCTTCACATGTATAATCATTTATAAGTTCCTCTACCTCTGTATCTGTGATTTGGATTTCATCAGGTTCCAAATCTACTTTTTCAGTAATTTCAGGTATTAAATGTTTTTTTAAAACTACCTTTTTATCTTCTAAAGAGAGAGGTTTTGTTTCAATTACCGTCATTCTATCCAATAATATTGGATCTATTTTAGAGCGATCATTAAAAGTAAATATCATAAGTGATTTAGATATGTCTATAGGAACACCTTCAAAATATTTATCATAAAATTCATTGTTTTGAGTACTGTCTGTAAGATGTGTTAAGATACTTATAATTTCTGTACCATTTTCCGTTTTACTTACTTTATCTAATTCATCAAATAAAAAGATTGGATTCATACATTGACAATCCATTAATATATCCGCAATACGCCCCCATGTTGAACCTTGATATGTATATCCATGACCCACTAATGTAGATGCATTTGATGTCCCTCCTAACGGAATAAATCCAACCGGTCTAGGATTACCTTGTTGATCAACTAAACATTTTGCCAAACCATTTTTTATTAATGTTGTTTTACCATTACCTGGAGGTCCCTCTAACCCTAATACAATTCCTGATTGACCACCCGATATCCATTGTGCTAATAATCTTTTTAATTGTGTTTTTACTAACGTATGACCATGAACACATCTTTCAAGTATTTCTTGTACCTTTTCCAAATATTTTTGTTGTTTCTCTCTAGATTTTGTTAACTGTTTAAGAGCATTCGAACAATAATCTTTGGTTTCTTCATTATCCGCATATTTTTGAAATAATTTTATATAGTTATTATCTTTTTTAGAATAAGACGGAAATTTTTTTGAAAATTCAGAGTATAAAGTTTTTCCTGGATCGTCTAAATCAGGTTCACTTTTTATTATTCCAAAAGGGATCTTAAGTACACCATCTAAATATTTTTGTGCTTTAGGTGCACCATCATTTGACATTGACAACATTTTTAATTTATCATATGCTTTTGATTTTACTTTATCATTCGTACACATTCCAGATATCCTAATTTCATATGGAATTTCATCAGGAATATTATTACCTTTTTTTCTTGGAGATGAACAGATAGCAAATTGAATTTTTCGTTGATATTCAAAATCAAGATAATGTAATGGAAATGGAATCTTATTATATAAGTAGTTTGCTAGATCATTTAATTCAACTTCTAAAAGAAATGTAATGAAATTTACTTTCATATATGGTAATAAAAATTGATATTCTGCATATACTAATGAATACTCAGATTTTTCGTAAAAGGTTCGTTTACTCATTAAATCTTTTATTTTGACACTTGTTTGTCTAATTTCATTTACTAATAAATCACGATAACTCATTGATCTCAAATAAGGTTCTACTTCTTCCTTTGATAGTTTATATTTCTCTCGTAGATCATTATAAATTAAATACAATGGTAAATTATTTCTATAATTTCTTAAAGGATCTGAATCTATTAAACCAAAAATTCTAAGTGTACATTTTAATTGATGTATTTCTAGACATAATCCATATAACTTACCTTCCATTTCGGGTAATCCTGGTTTTACATACATCACCTTTATAGAACACTTCTTGTTCTCTTTTTCGGTGATTTGACAATTTAATGGACTGATATTATACTGATAAATATCTTTGTAATCAGAAATTAGAAACAAGTCTACATTTTCACATTTTTCTAAATTCATATCAAAATTCAAATGTTGTAAAGTTTTATTAATATTTATAAATCCGTTTTCCATTACTAATTTTTTCCAATGTATATCTATATATAATAATACTGGTTTGTGTAAAATAATAGGAAGTGTTGAAATGGTATCAATAACCTTTAATTGTTTTTCTATTTTATCTAACTTCTTGTATTTTAACGATAATTCAATGACACAATTATTTACATAAGTTATCATTTCAGAAAATAATAATTTAAATTTTCTTTTCTGAATGTAACTATGTATTAACAATTCTAATTTATTCATATAATTGATTTATAATAAAAATTGATTATAATATAAATAAATTAATTTTATATAAATATGACGACAAATAAAATTACTGATGATGATATTCAAGTATTTGGTGATAAATTGGTCTTTAATCCATATAATTCGTTGAATAAAGAAATTACAAAAGAAGAAGTTGAAACTATTTTGAAAAATTATGGAGTACCTAGTACTGTATATAATAATGAATTATATAGACGATCATTTGTTCATAAATCTTATGTAAAGCGCCCGTTTTTAGAAAATGAACAAGAAAATATTGTTGTAGTGGAAAAACCCCATGACTGTTTACCATTAAGTACTAAATCAAATGAAAGATTAGAATTTTTAGGTGACGGAATATTGGAAGCTATAACTAAATATTATTTATATCGTAGATTTCCAAAAGAGAATGAGGGATTTATGACTGAGAAAAAAATTGCTATTGTGAAAAATGAAAATATTGGTCGTATTGCCTATGAAATGGGATTACATAAATGGCTAATTATATCAAAACACGCTGAAGAAAAAAATACTCGAACAAATATTAAAAAACTAGGTTGTCTATTTGAGGCATTTATAGGTGCTTTATTTCTGGATTTCAATAAAATATCTATAAAAGACGATGACTTATGGTTTCAAAATGTATTTGTAACTGGTCCTGGATTTCAAATTGCCCAAATCTTCATTGAGAGTATATTTGAAAAACATATTGATTGGACTGATCTTATTAATAATGATGATAATTTTAAAAATATTTTACAAGTGAAGATTCAAAAAGAGTTTAAAGTTACACCACATTATATTGAATTAGAAACAGATGAAGAAGAAGGATATAAAATGGGTGTATATATTTGTTTAGGACAACAAATACATGAAACATCACCAAATAATGCTATACCTTTTCAACAATTTAAAGTTTTCTCGAAGATACAAGAATATATGAAGGATTTTAATAAAGTATTAATATTTATGGCAAGTTCATATCATAAAATAAAAAGGAAGGCAGAACAAATGGCATGTGAAAAGGCATTAGCATTACTATAATAATTTACGAACAATAAAAAATAAAAATTGATTTTTACTTATTTTTATTTTTATAACATTAATATAAAATGAATACAAGAAGAATGATTACCAATAGAATCATGCTTGATAAATATAATAATGAAGAAAAAATAAAAATGTTATCATCCTATTTTGAGAAATCATTCAAAGACTATTGTTTATTTATCGATCCAAATGAATATAATAACGACTATTATAATTATTTAGGTAAAATGTTATGTAGTGACGAAAGACGATTAGTATTAAATGTATATAATAAATGTAAATGTTGTATACGACATCAAGAAAAACGACCACATATTAGTCAATATTTATTAGGATTTAGTGGTGATTACGACGATGATATGAGTGATGATAATCATACAGATGCGTCTAGTGATACAGATAAAGAAATAAACAATGTATTTTGTGAATGTATGTGTAGACATATGTCTCGGGAATTATGTAGAGTTCAAAATATTATGAATGAAGTAACATACTCTAAATAATATAAAGATATGCTGTTTATATTATTATATGGGAATACGAGACCTTGTTACGGAAGAAGATAAATATCATTTACATAAATTTTGTGGAATATATGTTTTATCACATTTTATTTTTCAGTATGGTTGTTATTTTATTTATGGTAAAATGTTTATAAACGGATATAATTTATTACCTCATTTGTTTTTACATTATACTTCATTTTTTTTTCATGTATTAAAAAGTCGCGTTTTAAATAAGCAGTTGTCTATGTTTATATGGGAAGAATTAAGATATCACTCATTGGTATTTGCTACTCGTGCTGTTTGCATATTAGTTAATCCTGATAATAGAATCATCTATTTATTTTTAACGATGATAGGTGCGGATACTATTAGTTTTCTATTAGGAGATCAAAATGTATCTACAGTTCGTGGCAATCATGAATATAATAAATCATTTATGAAAACAATATATTCATATTTTTTTAGTACTAGTCAAATTGGTGCTACTATTATATGTGGTGGATTTTTTCAGAATAACTTTTCAGATGCATTAGTGTTTTCTACTTTACCTCCAATTCAAACATCAGCATTTGGGATGACACTTATTAGAAAAAATGTTATTAATAAAGTGATATGGCAAATTGTATATTCAATCGAATTATCACTAGTTTATATCATTTGGTATTTTGAAAATAAAAATTTACTTATTATACCATTAAGTATATTCTGTTTTTTAATGCGTAAAATGAAAATTTCAAAGTATCAACTATTCATATGTCTAGCATTATGTGATTATTTATGGAAATATATTACTCATTTGGTTGATGAAATTAATTTACAAGACTCTTTTGAATATGTTTAATGTCTCTTTTTACCACCATTTCGAGAAGTCATGTATATATAATATTAAATATATAATAGAAAAATTGATTCCAAATATATATTTAAATCATTATATAATTATGTCAAAAAGTACTATACAAGATCTATCAAATGAAAACAATATTTTCAGTCTTACATTAAAAAAAGGATTTTTGAAAAATACATTTGATTATCACACAAAACAACAAAATTCAATTGCACGTTCAAAAAAACGTAAGTCTATTATTAAAGAAAAGTATAAAACTAGATATGATGAACGAATCAAAAATGAATTAGAATCAAACACTAATATAGAAGAAGTAAAAAATAAAGTAAAAACTACAATGAAGAAAGACAAAGAAAAATATGATATATTCATAAATTTCAAACGTAATCGCGAACTTTTAGATTCTATGTGTAAAGATTTATATGACGTATGGAAAAAATATAACGAACCTAATTTTCATCTTTCATGTACTGAAAAATTACAAGTGAAATTCAACTATTTTGATGTTGTCTTATCACTTGATTATTATATTAAGCACTACCAAAAATCATATGATTCAAGCAATACCATACAAATATTACATACAAAAATGGAATATATGACAATATCTTAAAAAAATTGATTGAATATTTTGTTTTTTATTAAAGCACAAATAATCATGTCATTTCGACCTATTTATAAACCTCGCTCTTGGGTACCATCAATTCACCATTTAGATTATGAACGTGTTTTAAATAATCCACGTTGTGTAAATGAATTAGAAAAACAAGACATGGTAAATGCATTTGATCTATCTGCACATCCTGGTGCTATTCATTTGATTGAAAAGGAATTAAATGAATTCAAGAATGGAAACATAAACGATAATAATATAGACAGTTACGAAATTGTTAATAATACTGCAGCGTGTCATTTGTTTCAAAATTGGAATAGAAATTATGGAATTTATACAAATCCATATAAAGATATGTCTTATGAAACATATTTGAATATGCAAAAATATAAGTACTATGAAATAAACTCTGAAGATTTATTCGAATGTTATTTAGATTTAATAAAATTAGAAGTTATAGATAATGACATTTGTAAATATAATATTGCAAGCAATCCAAATGCTATATCATATATTGAAAAAATATTTCCACTTTACAAGAACGATGAGAGATTTATATCAGAATTATGTGAAAACGAAAATGCAGTTCATTTACTTAAACAAGTTCCTATAAAATTATTAGATATGAATATTTTAGTTACAAATAAACACATTTTTGATATTATCACTACAAGAAAAATAACAAAATATTTTACAGATTCTCATTGGAGATTATTATGTTTCAATGAAGGTACAGTAAAAATAATGGAAAAATACTTTTATGATAAAATAGATTGGTACGTAATGTGTGAAAATCCAAGTGATGATGCTGCAGAATTATTAGAAAAAAATAAAGATAAAATAAAAGACTTTAAATCAAAATTGGCGACAAATCCAAATCCAAAAGCATATAAGTTGTTTAAAGAACTCCATTGGTCTTCAAGTACTAATGATACACTATATAACTATATATCTGCTGGTAATCCAGCAGCGATTGAAGACATTGAACAAAAAGTTCTTTCAGATCCAAATAGTTTATATGAAATATTTGATTTAGATGATCTCGCTGAAAATCCTGAAATATATATTTTGGATACAGATGCTATGAAAAATCAAATTAATAGAAAAGACAAGAAAGAAGATATTTCATTTGCTGAAGATTTAATATCACATGCACTCGCACCATTTAGAGTAAATAAACATGTACAAGAATATAATTATGATTTATTGGATGATACATACATTTTAGAAGAAGATTAAATTAAAAATAATTAATATATTCTATTTATAATATATGGAATATATCAATCAATTAAAAGAAAAACCAGAACCAAAAACCGGTAATTTAGTTGAAATAAAAATAAAAGATATAAATGAAGATATAAATGAAAATGATGAATATAATACTTTGAATGAAGAAATTGATAATTCACTCAATGAATTCTTAGAAAAATTAAATAATTTCAAGTCAGTAAAGGATACCAGAAATAATAAGGGATTCATCGAAGAAAATATACAAGAAAAAAGTATTGAAGATAATATTTTTTTTGAGGAGGATGAAGAAATTGACTTTTCAATATATTTACCAGAAAAAAATCGTGTATGGAGTATAAAAGAACAATCTGATGATTTAATTCATAATTTTATGAGTAAAACCATAAATAAGAAGAAAGAAAAAGAAAATTTGAAGAAGATTTTAAATGAAATATATTATTATAAAGAACTAAGAAATTCGCATTCATTATTTGATGATAACCATATACCTATAGTTCTGAAAAAAACTGAGAATATTAATCCATTAAAAGAAGAATCAACTTTACATTCCAACAATTATCCTTGGATAGTACCTGTAACAGATATAAAAAAGAAGGTTTATGTGTATGAAAATGAACAGAAAGATATTGATAAAGTCAAATTTAATATACCTAACATTGATTACATTTTATATGATATGAACGATGTTGATGAAGAAGTACATTATGATGAAAATTATTTTCGTGTTATGAATGATAAATTTACCCCCTTTGTCAAACCAAGTAGAGATCAAAATTACCATTCGATAGCAGTTAATGATACACAATCGTTAGTTATGTATAATGATAACTTTTTTTCTCAAAAATATCTCTCTGCTATTAGCAATATAAGAAAGAAAAATAATAATGACGATGTAATAAAAATTTTCAAAGAAGATGATATATATATTAGTGGTTTTATTACATTACCTTTTACTTATAGTAAATATACTTCACTGTATTCTCCAAACTCATATATTATTGAGAAATCAATATTATCGAAGGAATTGATTTCAACTGAAAAATTAGTGAACAATTATTTCTTGAACGAAATGAATGTTCAAAAATTATATAATCCTGATATATTTAAAGATATCATTCATCATGAAAAAAAATTATCTGAATACCAAACATTTTTTGATTACATGATCCCATCCTCTAAAAAAATAATAGATTACTGTATTAAATATATACAAAACAATAATGAAAATTTATCTTTGAGTAATTTATTGAAATATACTAAAAATTACAATTTATATAAAGATTCAATTCTTTACAAGGATTTGGAATATTTGAAACAAAAAATTTCGGAAAAAAACGAAACAGTAAAGAAACTAACAGATCGACTTAACAAAAAATTCAAAACTATAAAAAATATATACATGAAAAGTCAAAAATGCGTTCATAGAAAAAATATATTACAAAATATCGAAATAAATAAAATTAAAGATTATGACATTCAAGATATAATAGAGTTTTTCAACGAAACTTTTTTATCTTCTACAAAAACATATAACGAATGTATTAAATTTATTAATGAACATGACAATTTCAATATTATTTCATATATATTAAAGTTTATTAATACTTATCATTCAACAATAGATTATGAAAAAATGTGTGGGGTTGTTGAAGAAGAAGGTATCGAAGATAATATACAAAAAATGGTTGAAATCTATGAAAGCAACATAAATATGCTTATTTTAAAGATGAATGTATTGATAAAAAAGAATAATAGATATCAAAATATTATTAAATTCAAAACAGATGAAAAATATATGAAACAATTAAAACTGGTAGATAATATAATTGTAGAAGATGAGTGTAAATCACCCCATGCAAACAATTTAGAATCTATACTTAATATTGAGAATAAATACAGAAGAAGCGAAAGTATAATACACTTCATAAATAAATATTGCAGACCAGCAACTCAACAAGAGAGATTAAATCATATATCATATAAATTTTATTATATGTGTAAGGAATCAAATTGCAAATTAATTCCTTCTTTTTATTATGAACTTGCAAAAGCATATTTGGAAAGTCCAAAGACCTATGATGACATGTTAAATGAAATTATAAAGAAACAAGGAAAATCAGAAAATGGTATAATTATATGTAAGTATACAGGGGATGTAATTCGATCAACTAGTTATGTATATTCATTTGAAAATATGAACGACAACGATGACGATAATACAAATGACTATGAAACAGATGAACTTATAGAAGATAAAGATGAAAATGATTTTAAGTTAGTAAATGATGAAGTTAATGAAATAAATGGAGAACATGAATCATATACCCGAAAATTGGATGTAGAAGAAACTACTGAAATAATCGATAATAATATTTTGAATGAAGATCAACAATATAAAATTAATGAAACAATAGAATTCTATAATAATGATTATGATAAATGGTTTGTAGGTAAAATAAAATCATACAATGAAGGTACATATGATATTATACATGATAAGAATGTAGAAGAATTTGTGGAACCTCAATTCATACGTGTAGTAAAAGAGAAAGATGATATAAAATTAAATGCTAAATCATATTGTAAATCGATCATAACTGATTACATAGATATTTTAAGTATTCCATTAAAAAATGAAATAGATATTATTATTGAACACTCCTATAGAATTTTGAATTTAAGATTGATGACTGATTTATATAAATGGAATAATATTGAAGAATCAAATAATAAAAAAGAAATCAATAAGTTAAAAGTTGTTTTATTATCAGTGAGTTTATCTATGTTATATGTTATGATGTATTTGAAAAATATTCATCTGGTAGAAATGAAAGAATATAATCTCAATAAAGATGACTTTAAAAGATTCAAGAAACTTATTTTCAACGAAACAATCACATCAAAAATAAGCAATAAATATATAGACGATTATGATTTGTTAAATAATAAATTGTTTAATCTTAAAGATCAAGAGTTGTTGTTAAGATTCGAATTAATAATGAATGATGATAAGATAGAAAAATTAATAAAAGAGTATGAGGAAGACGCCGAATATCAAAGAAATATGATAAAATCAAGACATAAAAAATATACTTATTTATCACCTCCAATGACAAAAGAAGAGTATATAAAGGTAAACAAGATAGAATCATTAGATTTGAATAATATTATTGATAAAATTAATGTGAATTCGTATGAAAAATTTATGTTATTGAAAAATAAAATAATTGAGTATTCTTATGGAATATGTCAGATGGTAAGAGACGAAACAGCGAATGAACATTTACTCCTTAGGAATTACGTTGAAAATACTTGTTGCACTAGTAATCCGAAAGACAATGTCATTGAAATGAACAATATACTCGAGTATTTGAATGATAAAAATCATAACATAAATAATTTTATAAAAATATCTACTACATATAATGATTTCGTAAATAGACTAACAAATATCAAAAGTGTGAATAATTATAGACATATATTCGATAAAGATGAGTTATTAATTGAAAGTAAAGAAGTCGACTTAACTAATGATACTATCGAAAAAATTACACAGGTAATAAATCCATTAAACGAAAAAGATATGGATTCTATATCCATATTTGAAAACTTACAGGAACATTACAATAAAAAATTAATTCAACAAAGTGAAGATGACGATGAAGATAAAAACATATTTGATACAATAGATGATAGATACAGACTAGATGATCTAGATATTATTGAATTAATAAAAGATAACAAAAACGAAGAAAAGGAAAAAACACTGACCGTATTATTAAATAAATTAACCAGTAATTTAAAAGATAAATGTAAAAAGTTCTTTATGTTTCCAAATGACTTGAATATTTTTTTATCTCCAGATTTCAATAAAAATAAAATACAAAATTTCACAAATCATATAAAACAATACATGTACATTAACTCAAATGAAAGAATAAATAAAACAGAAAACCAAATCAATGCACCTAAGCATTGGAGAATGAGAAAAAATGATAAAATAAAATTAGAAGAGTTATTGAAAAATAATACTAATATATATGTTGCTGATATAGATGAAAATTTGAAACTGATATTACAAGAAGGAATAAATTGTTATTTAGAATATAAACACGTAATTGAAAATATATATTCATATGATTTAAGTGAAAGAATATTCTACAAGTATTTACTATATATCTATTTGAAAATTTTAAACGTAATGATAATGAAATCTAATGAATTAGAAGGTAATCAAAAAGAAAAGTTAATATCTATATTCACTGAATATGCAACTTATTATAAAAATACAAAAGAGATCAATGACATAAACATAGATTCAGTGAACAAGAAAATTTTAATATCAAAAATGGAGGAGAAGGATAGAATGGTTTCAAAACACGATTCAATGAATACTGAACAACTAACAATTAATACGGTTCATAGAAGTTTAAAATTAGGAATCTGGAGTGTGGGTGTAGGAAATATTAATAAAAAAATTATAGAAGAATTTTAAAAAAATAATAATAATTTATAATATGGAATTCATAAAGAAAGAAAATATCTTATTATTATCAGTATTTATTTATTTATTTGTATTTTATATTTTTACTATGGTTGTAAAACCTTCCTTTTTATTTAATACTCAAGGAGACATAAAACATTTTGGTTTAGGATATTTAAATAAAACAATTATTCCAATTTGGTTATTTTCACTAATGATTGCAGTATTTTCATACTTGTTTATTTTATATTTTTCAATTGTCAAAGTAGAATTTTAGAGTGTAATTTTAAATATTTAAAGTGTACTTTTACATTTTAAATGTTATATATATTTATGTATGAACAAAAACCTAGTCTGGTAGAGCCTGGTATGAAATATTTTATAAATAAAACATTACATCAATGCAAAATCTTAAAAGATAAATATCAAAACATCATTTTTAATTTTTCTTTATTGATAGGTATAATAGTAATTTTAGGAACATTTATGTATTTTCGATATAAAGGAAAATTGTCACAAGAAGAAATAAAGAAAAAAGATATGCAAAAACAAAAATATATAATGTCAAAAATATTTAATTATCGTATAAATAAACAATATGAAAAGGGTGAAATTTCAGGTCTTCCAAATTTATCACCATATTAAATTCATATTAATGAAAATTAATATTTGAAAATATTATATGGAAGAAATAGAATTGAATTCAAGATTAAAAATAGAAGAATTTTTTGAAAATAAACAAAATTATGAGAGTAAAAAGAATAAAATGAAACGAAGTAAAATAAAGAAACCATTAAAATGTATATTATGTCAAAAGAAGGGAGGAACAAATTTCCATATACAAGATAAACATTACGTGATTGAATGTGATAGTTTTGAGAGTAATTGTAAAAACACCAAAACAATTATTGAGAGAATCAGAAAAGTTTTAATAAATGAATATATACAATCATTTGGAGAACAAATAAATAAATTAGAATTTGAAAGAAATGAAATAGAATATAAAAATAAGTATTTTCAAGAAGAAATTGACGAAAATAAATTGAAGTCTATTAATGATCAAATAAATAGCAAGAAGCAAAAATTAAATGTTTTATATCAATACATAGAAGATAAAAACATACAAAAAGAACAAAAAATAAATGAATTATTAGAGGAAAAACAAAATGATATTGATACATTGAAGACTGAATTAGGTTATTTCCAACCTGATTATGGTAAAATATTAGAAATTCAAAAACAAATAAAAGAAAAAGATGAACATGTTTTCAACTTGCGTTATCCATATAGTGTGGTGATGGATCCTCTTATATATACAAATAAAGATGCAGAATTTGGAGACTGTGAAACAAATAATAATTATGTATTATATTTGCAGGAACATTGTTTAGAAGAAATGGAAGAATTATTTGATGAAAATTTATAAAATAGATATTATATATATGAAATATATTTCTTTGACTATTTTTTTAATAAGTTTTCTTGTAGGAATTGTTTACGTTTGTTTATCGAAACCAGAAATGAAAGTTGTATATATAAATCCTAACCCTGATAATTGTAATACAAATATATATCAAGACAATTCTGAGAATTGTTTCCAATATGTCGCTGAAGAAGTTAATTGTGAAAGTCAAGAGGTAAGTGAATTTCCCATTCAAAAATAGATTAAGTGAAAATCATTTTTTGTTTAAAATTATATATAACTATAATATATGTTAATGTCAAGATTAGGTAAATTATTGGAAACATCTACTGGAAGAATTATAATATCCATTATATTAGGTTTAGGATTGGCAATGTTATTTAGAAAAGTATGTGATGACTATAATTGTATTGCATTTAAGGGAACTTCAAATGATGATGTTAAAGACAAAGTATTTAGATATAACGAAAAATGTTACAAATATAATATTACACCTATTACTTGTAATAAAGATAAAAAAATAGTTCATTTTTAATTATGCGTCGAATATATTATTAAATTTTACTTTAATAATATAATGTCTAGTGAATCAGGAACAACAAGTATTTCAGATTTACCATCTGCTAATCAAAAGGAAAATGTACAATTAAATATCAATGAGAACAATATTGATATGAATAATATATTTAAGGAAGTACAAAATGTTGGCACAAAGGGTAATTTAAATTTACCCAGTAGAGATATCCCAATTGACCCTACACATATCTCAATGGATAAAGAGAGTAGTACACCTAATTATATACCAACACATGAAGATTATATTAATGATATGTATGAACCACATAATGAAATGATTGAAAATCAAAGAAAAAAAGAAAACAGAGAAGATTCATTGGAGATTTTATACAACGAACTTCAAATTCCTATTTTATTAGGTTTATTATTTTTCATTTTTCAGATACCAAATTTTAATAATTTATTGAATAAATATTTTGTTTTTCTTTTCAAAAATGATGGTAATTTAACATTTCAAGGTTATATTTTTAAAAGTATTCTATTTGCTATTTCATTTTATGCAATCGATAAAGTAATGAATATTGTCAATAATTAATGTCACTCAAAATCTAATGATTGAGCAAAATCAACTAATTGAATTCGTTCTTCAAAATTTAAAATACCAATTTGAATATTAATAGCATATTTAGGATCATCACATTGAAGTATATTTTTAGTAATATAGTAATATATCTGTTTTTGGTTTTTATTGTTTAAAGAATAATTTCGTTTAAATTTATTCAAACAATTTTCTGTATAACCTAACATTGTAGCTATATCATCATTAACAAATCTAATTATATCATTGTCTAACCAATTTAGATCAGCATTTTGTTCGTATTCAAGCGAATGAAACCATCTATCATGATAAAGTTTACATAAATAATCACGAGTATTATAAAATGATCTAATATCACGACATAAGTGTTTTGATTGAGGTTGATACGTGTATGGTATAATTTCCTGTCTAATAATATCGATTGGTAATTTATCCATATTATTGTAGATTTTTTACTTTTATATCTATTTATTCATAAACCTTATTTTAAACTTCTCTGATAATATTTTTGCAATTTCTTTTCCAAACTCTGTATCACTAAAAAAATGCACACCCGCATATTCTCTATTTTTCGCAATTTTGCTTGCAATTTCCAAATATTTATTTTTATTGTTTGGATATTTAAATGATAATACATATGCAATAAAATAAACTTGTGTAGAATGACCAGATGGATATGATGGATGTTTTGGTGGATCAATATACATTTTTATTTTCTTTTCTAATTTGTATGGACGAACTCTATTATATTTTTCTTTCAATTTCATAATAATTGGATCAATATAATGAACAATTATATTTATTAATTTATTAGAATCACGGTTTGTTATTTTAAATCTCTCTATTATATTTTCTAAATATAATTCTTCTTTTATATTTCGAATAATATCTTCATCAATATTTTTTTGAAGTTCTAAAATATTTTTTAATTCTCTTTTAGTTTGTATACTTTTATTTGATGGATATGGTTTATTAGGTAATTTTTCTGCAATTTCATTCCCTTCCTTTGATATATTTTTTTTTACACTTAATTCATATGAACCCCATTTTTCTGTGTTGGAGAATTGTAATGTTTCAAATCCTTCCTTAATAAAAGAAAATAAATGTCTAATTATTAAATACATAATTATAAATAATAATCCATATAGAATATATTCTGTCATATAATTTTATATTTTATTATATTTTTTTAACAATGCATTTGGAATTAATTTCCCTTTAAACAACAACATTTTTTTATAACATTTATTTATTGTTACTTCACTAATTTCACTAATTTTTTCAATCGACTTTTTCGAAACATCTAAATCAAATTCATTGACTACAAAATAAATTATTCCTGCAGCGATTGCTGGTGGTGTATTTTCAGGTATTAAATTGTCTCTTGAGATAATTTTGGAAATAAATATTGCTAATTTTATTAATTCTTGAGGAATAATGATTTTACTACAATATCTTTCAATGAAACTTTCAGAATTTGTGGTACCCAAATCTGTCTTTTCATCATTAGATAAATTTTGTTCTATACTATTTATTATTGTTGTTGCATTCTTACATCCTTTGGTAGCACTTCCATTGTCCAAATGAAATATAGTTGCTATTTCTTTTGCACTTCTTGGTGTTTTATTTATACGTGAGGATATATACACAGATGCAGCGATTATACCATCTCTATTTAATCCTCTAAATGTTTTATATTCTGAAATAGATTTATGATATCTTATTGCGTCATCTAGGATTATTTTTGAAATACCACTATTGCCTCCCATATTGATAATACGTTGAAACTCATCGTATTGGGATTTTTCTTTGTATGGCATAGATTGCCATTCAGTATATCGTTTAATCTTTCTCATTTCATAACTGCAGTTTGAATGACACAATACTTTACAACCAAATGATGACTCTTTTAGGTATGGATTAATAGGCATACCACATCGTGATTGGTCTACACCACCAGATTCTATATTCATTTGTTTCCATTCTGGTACATTATCAAATATATCATTATATAGTATTGCACATTGATCATTTGTACATGCATAATATCCCTCTTCAGTTTGAGCAATAAGGCAATTACATATATCGCATATGGACATTTCTTTATTTACATATATGCATTCCATATTCCTAGAATTTTTCATGTCATTACTAAAACTTTCAAAAATTTTCTTTTTATCAATCTTATGTCTATTTTTTTTCGTTTTTGATGATTCCGTTTTTGATGATTCCATTAATGAATAATATATTTATACATTTAAACCATTCAATTTTTTTATTAATAATTATATATATGGGGAATTTGTTATCAAAAAAAGTCGATCACATTGAATTTTTATTAAAAGTAGATACTGTTGCTGCAAAGTATATAACAAGTAGTAATTTTTCGAAAAAAGAAAAGATGAGTAATTTGAATTATTGTGATAATTTAGTCATCATTACATCAAAAAAATTTGAAAAAAGTTTTACTCAATTGGAAATAGATTATTTAAACCAACGTACAAGTTATGGTAAAGAAATCAATGATATGCAACGTGATAATATTACATATGCTGAAAAAAAAGATTTTAACAATTTAGATGAACCTGTAGATTTCAAAAAAAGAAGACTATGTATAGGAATATCAAAGTTTTACGTACGAATCGCTCAATTATATGCGGCAATTAAAAAAATAGTTAATCCTGTATATCAAAAAGATATAGAAGGAAATACAAATATAAACACTAATATCAATCATTGTCAAAGAAGATTAAATAGTTTATTAAATGGTGAAATGTATAGTGAAGATAAAAAAAATAATAATATTCCAGTAAACATAAAACCTGATATATGTGGTTTTAATTTAAAAAAATCATCAAATGGAACCTACACATCTAGATCTATATTAGATGATGAAGGTATAGTTGAATTTGAAACTTTATTTTATGATGTATATAATTACGATATTGGTAAATTTCATGATATGAAACCTGAAACAAGGATTAAGTATAAAAATGCATTACAAAGATTTTATACAGCATACACAGGCGAACAACAATTACCAGATGATATAAAAAAATTCAGTGATATTAAAATAAGAGCGTATCATGATAATCCAGAATGTAAAGAAGGTGATTGGAAGAATACATATACAGGTACATTAAATGAACCTTTATTTGAAAAATATGCTCTTCATCTCAAGGAGATGTACAAGAAAATAGAAGAACAACAAAAGAAAATAGTAGATCAATTGAAAAGAGTTTTCGAAATTAAGAAAGATAAAAATGAATTAGAGTTCGTAACAGTTCATAGAAAACTGAACTATGATTTATTAGAAACTATAATAAAAGAAACCCAAGAATTGATTCAAAATCTGTATGTTACATGCGAAGAAGAATTTCAAAAAGGATTCAATATATTTGTTGAAATTATCGTATCAAAAAACAAGGAACGAACAGAAAATGAAGAAAAGTCAAGAAAAGAAAAATATTTTACTACACCTGAGGTTATTAAACCAGAAGCACCTGAAGTTGCCAAACCAGAAGCACCTGAAGTTGCCAAACCAGAAGCACCTGAAGTTGCCAAACCAGAAGCACCTGAAGTTGCCAAACCAGAAGCACCTGAAGTTGCCAAACCAGAAAAACCAGAAGTACCTGAAGTTGCCAAACCAGTTGAACCAGTTGAAGTCCCGAAACCAGAAGCACCTATTGAAGTCCCTAAACCAGAGGAAGAAAAGAATGATGTAAATAAAAAAAAAGTGCTTAGTTATGATTTAGATGAAACTAACAAATATGATAATTATGATAAAGAAAGACTAATTAAAGAATTAGAAGATGAAAAAAGAAGAAGGTTTGCCTAATTATATAGAAGTGACAACTTTGTTAAATTGACCAAATATTGCATAGCAACTTTTTTATCCTCTTCATGCAATAATGATAAAGGTTTCCTTAATCTATCTATTACTTCAAGAATTTTATCAGTATTATCTAAATTTTTAATATCAGTTGAATAATCCTTTGATATGAAAAAGTCTATACCACCCTTTTCAATTTCCTCACCGTATGGTCTTGCAATGAAGTCCTTCCAACATAAAATTATTAATCTTGGATTCATTTTCTTCATTAATTGTAATGAATTTTTAGTGTTTACTATATCAACATCACTTGGAAATAATTTAATTATTTCTTCAAAAAATTCGTTGAACTGATTGTTAAATGCTGTTAAATATGGATTAGACATTATTAATATTATATATATTTTTTTATATGTTTTTTTAACTTAATCTAATAAAATAACATATAAAACATGTTTTATTAAAAATTGATATAAATATTTTTATTATTGTTGCATAAATAGTTATGAATAATTTGTTCCATAGTCTACCCGATGAATTAAAAATCAAAATATGGGAATTTGACAACACTTATAAATTTAAATTCAATACATGTATTAGAGAATTAAAAAATATAAAAGATCTTCACAAAATTTATAAAAAGGCAAATTATAGAATAATAAAAAAGAATAAAATTTGTAATTTCTCGAATTACTATACTAAATGGTATAATAATAGACAATATTCAAAAACATTATTCAAATACTATTATGGTAATATATTGGGTTAACTCATACGTTGAATAGGTTTAGGTACATCTTCTTCTCTTTCTTTCATTATTCGTTCCATAGTATTATCACTTCCTATTTTATCAGGAACATAATTATCAGGAGGAGTACTAATTTGATCATTGTAATCAAATGATACATAATTATGCATTTGTTTAGCACCACCATTCCCTTGCGCATTCATTTCTTGAGGATCTGTATCCAAATAACTATAGGAATCGGATGTAAATGAACCAAAATTCATAGAAAAAGAATCAGGTTCCTTAATTCGTTCAATAACTTCCATTTGCTGATTTATATATTTAAATATATCATCCCCTTTTAATAACATATTACCTCTTGAAAATAATATCATACTAGGTACACTTGAAATGATATTAGGTAAACTTATTTCCTTTCCATCTTCTAAAATGATATAATTTGTACCATTTTGAACTTTTCTTTTATCGATACAAATAAAATAAATATCTTTTTTTATATGTGATTTTGATAAAGTTGTCAATAAATTTTTGCAATGATCACAATAATTACTATAATATAAAACATTCATTATATTGCTAATATAAAAGTATTTTACAAATAAAACGATATTTAATTTATTCTATCTACAAAAATTGTTAAACATACTTAACCCTAACTCAGGTTTAGTTAAGATATTTAATCCTACTGTAATGTTTCCCCAACTACATTCCTACTATAAAGTGCACTTTTGATCATATTTCACTATTTCTATTTTTCTAGTTTCATATCCAAAGTTCGACAACCAATATGACCAATGTTGTTTATCTGGTTCTACGCTGGATACAACCAAACGTATTACTAGTTGTGCATCTACTTGATTGTGTGTGTTTTGTCTTGCTGTTCCTCTGCCTCCTCCCCCAGATGTCCTTCTTCTCGCAGGTGGTCCTTCTTCCTCTTGTCTTAAACCATCTCTCAATAACAGTATTTCTCGATGTACTTCACGAATCACCATTGTTTTCTGCACCAGCAACACTACCCTGATGTGTCCATCAAAGAATTCCATCATCTGCGTTCCCTGTGGAAGGGTAGATTCATGGGGGATATCGTTCTTTTGTGTATTGAAGAGAGCGTGAAAGTATTGAAGACCTTGTACGTAGGCGAATCCTACCGCAATCAACACAACATACACCACATTCGTCGCGTACGTGTTGACAATATCATTAAGAAAGTTGGGATTCGTGAATTGCAAGAAAAGCACCAAACACCCTCCGTAGAAGGGCATGTGCTTGAGTTCTATCTTCACTACACATTCATCATGTTCCTGTGCACGTCTCTGTGACTCCGCCATGTTTGGAATGATTTTGTGAGAGATGATGAGAACAATAACGCAATAAAAAAATAAAAAACTTCAAGCAATAACATAATACCATTATGGAGGGAAAAGTGATAAGGAGTAAAGAGTTTTCGGACTTGGTTGAGACAAGATACACACTTATATTATGCTTCAATCGTAGGGTCGCGGACAGGGGGGTTCAGCTTTCAGCTGGATTTTTCAAGGAGCATTTCAAAGAATTTCTCACACTACCATCAGGAACTCATATTGCAACTTTACAAACTAGTAGGATGTGTTGTCTTCTTGTGCACAACAACATATTATATTCAGGAATTCATCAAAATGTCAATGCGTGGAATCTAGACACAAATGAATGCATCACTGCATTTCAAGGACACACTTATTGGGTGCGTTGTCTTATTGCACACAACAACATATTGTATTCAGGATGTGACGACAAAACCATCCGTGCATGGAATCTAGACACAAATAAATACATCACTGCGTTACGAGGACATACTTATAGCGTGTATTGTCTTATTGTACACAACAACACATTGTATTCAGGAAGTAGCGATAAAACCATCCGCGTGTGGAGTCTAGACACTAATGAATGCATCGCTGTGTTGCGAGGGCATACTTTTTGGGTGCGTTGTTTTATTGTAGACAACAACATGTTGTACTCAGGAAGCGACGACAAAGCCATCCGCGTATGGAATCTACGGACAAACGAGTGCATCGCTGTATTGCAGGGACATACTGGTTATGTGTATTGTCTTGTAGCACGCAACAACACATTGTATTCAGGAAGTAAGGATACAACCATCCGTGCGTGGAATCTAGACACAAATGAATGCATCACTGCATTGCAAGGACACACCGGTGGTGTGAATTGTCTTATTGTACACAACAACGCATTGTATTCAGGAAGTAGTGATAAAACCGTCCGTGTGTGGAGTCTAGACACAAACGAATGCGTCGCTCTGCAAGGACACACTCATTATGTGGCTTGTCTTATTGTACACAAAAACATATTGTATTCAGGAAGTTGGGATGACACCATCAGTGCGTGGCAACTCTGATTGTAGCTAATATAATCCTTCCTCGGTTAAAAAATAAATTAAATAAATTCTCCCACATCGGAAACCTTCATTAATTCTACTCTTTTGTAGTTTAGAAGACACGAATATAAATTTTTAATTAGTAGTCTCTGTGCTCTACCCTTGAAAAAATGAATTTGGACGAAAAATCCCAGGAACATATTCCTGGTGAATTTCCTGGAAAAGAAAATATTCCTCCTGAATTCATTATTCAATCATCAACTGAGGAGACAAAATATGAGTGGCTACAAAGAAAACGTCTAGAAATGAATGGAGACGAAAACAGACGCAATATTATCGAAATGTTGACGAGTAAATATGCGAAGGGTTCGGAGAAATACAAAAAATCGAGTAACATGAAACGGGCATTTAATATTTTATTGGATAGAGGATTTTCATATGACGATGCATTTGAATTAATCTTTTTATTATACGAATGATTGTAGCTAAATATAATCCTTCCTCGGTTATAAAATAAATTAAATAAATTCTTCCACCCCCGGGAACCCTCATTAATTCTACCCTTTCGTAGCTTAGAAGACATAAAAATAAAAAATCAATTAGTGCTCTCTGTGCTCTACCCTTGAAAAAATGGCAAGAACCAAGCAAACCGCACGTAAATCTACCGGTGGAAAAGCACCCAGGAAGGAATTAGCTACCAAAGCGGCCAGAATGTATGCCCCTCCCGCTTGGGGAGGTATAAAAAAACCACACCGTTATCGTCCTGGTATTGTTGCTCTACGTGAAATTCGTAAATACCAAAAATCAACGGAACTATTGATTCGCAAATTGCCGTTTCAAAATCTGGTACGCGAAATTGCGGGAGCTTTCAAATCATGCGTACGCTTTCAAAGCACCGCAATTTTGGCACTTCACGAAGCATCTGAAGCATTCTTGGTAGGTCTCATGGAAGATACTAATCTTTGTGCCATTCATGCGAAACGTGTGACTATCATGCCGAAAGACATGCAACTAGCACGTCGTATTCGTGGAGATCCGTTGAGAGATAAATTTTAGGCAATGGATACATAGATACTTCTAAACTGTTGTAGCTAGATTAGTAATACAGCTATTATTATATGATTCAGGCATCGCAGTACATTACTTAAACTGGTTAAGTTATTTTTGAATTACAATGATCTAATTTTACGATAATTTCAGATAATGGTGCCATTACAACCGATTTGAAATCTTGAATTTCAGTTTTCAACATTTCTATTTCATTTCTCAATAAATTTACTTCCTCTTTCAAAGTAGTACGTTTCTTAGTACCTTTATCTTTCTTACTACTTTTCTGGTTTTCATTGTAAAGTTGTAAACCATCTCTTTCTACTACAATCTTAACGGCCTCGTGCATATTTATGACATCATACATAGCATCATGATGGTCTTCCAATATTCTATCAGTTGCAAAATGATAGAGTTCTTTCAAGCTGGGATTTTTTATTTTACCTTTCAAATTTTTGGCGCCTACGATGTGTTTGGTGGTTCTCATAGTACAAATGACCTTGATGTTTTTCTCCATATGGTTTAAAACATCAACAAAATTACCGCGTACCAACTCACTTTTCAATACATTTATATCGAATACGGCATTGTGTGCTGCAATATAGTTGGCTTTTAAAAATAAAGGAAAAATATCTTGTTGTAGAAATTGTGAAATATCTCTTCCTTCCTCCAATGTCCGCTCTCTGGATATACCGTGAACGTTGAAACTTTCTGCTGATATATGGAAATCATTTGCTTTTATGAGACTACATTTTGTTTCCAAAGGTGTGAGGTCGTTTGCATCACACAACATCACACACATCTGAATAATCCTACAGTTGTTGTACTTTGTCAATTCGCGATAATGAGGAGTTTTCCACGGTTTTTCCTCATCTTTTTCGGGCAACCCTGAGGTTTCCAAATCGATGAAGATTATTCGTTTGATATCGTCCGACACTTCTCGTTCTGGTGTGAATGTACTCATCGTATTGTGTCGTATCTTTCCAGTATCGTACCAATCTACATACCTATTTTTATCAAAAACAAAATTAAAATTGGTATAAATTTTTTCCAAAAATGAAAAGACGTTTTTTTTGTTAAAGCCAAAACGAATTTATCTCATTGTATGTATGACCATTCATTTTCGGGAACTGTCATTACATCACCTATGGAAACGGTTGACTTAAGTGATAACAGTGATGAGGAGATTAAGGAATTAGTGCAAATGGCATTGTCTCAAGGACTGCAGATGAACATCAAACGTGGTGAGCAGGTTACGTCTTCACGCAAGAAGTTCGTTTTGTTGTGTGAGCTGATTATAACAGAGTATAAAGAGCGCGTGCAAGAAGAAAAAGAATACCAAGAAAAGGATATGGAGGAAAAGCAGAAACAGTTGATGAATCAAATGGAAGAAAAACAGAGGCAATATGACGACTTTCAGAAATTATTGTCTCCTAACCCTAACCCTAACCCAAACAAAAGAAAAAGGGTAAACTCCTCTTCGTCTACTTTACCTCCGGCGTCTCTGGACAATACCGAGACATTTGATGTCGATCAAAAGGTAACCTCTTGTTGGTTCAAGAATTGTCAACATAAAGACTGGTATCCAGGGAAAATTACTGCTGTTCATCCACCAACGTCGAGAAAAAATGGGATATTTAAATACGACATAGAGTACGACGATGACATGAAAAAGGCTAGTAACGTAGCATTTAGATATATTAAGTTACAATAGCAGCTATATCCTTTAATGAATGTATGACTAGTGATCAAGAAGATGATAATGACATTGCTTCTATTAATTTGAAAGATGATGATGCTGATGATGATGATGATGATGATGTTGATCCTGATGATGATGATGATGATTAAATATTAAATACTAGATATTGATATGTCTTCTTATATCAAAATTTTTTGAGTTTTCATAGTTAAAGTAATTAATAGTAATCTATAGTAGTCTCGTTTTTATTCTCACTGACTACTTATTATTATATAAAACACGAAGATTAATATAAATAACACCATAACGCATATGACGCTGTTGCCATATGCTACAATTGGCTCTTCTAATAGGATTCGAATGAGGTGAGTTTGATGAGACTCGCCACCGTCGTTAGATACAAGCTCTGATTGACCTTTACTTTCTTCAAAAGGGGGATATATATCCTCATCATTATTTTCCTCTCTCTCTATACCGACGTTACTGCTTGTCTGCATTTTATATAAGCTCGTTTAATGAGGACATTTTTTTTACTTAAATAATGTATGAATATACATAAAATCAATATTACATGACGCCGCTACATGTGTTTGAGTTGATATTGGTAATAATGGTGACGATTGCTTTATCTATGTTGTGTTACATTAGCTGTATTTCGATACCATACCTGCTTCATGGTGCGTGTAGGAGAGACGCACTTCTTCCAACACAGCAACTACGCTCATGTGAGAATGACTCAGGAGAGGGTGCAACGAGTCTTAAGTGATAAAGCTTTATCACACTCTTCTTTTTCACGAGAGTCAATAAGTGATTGTGAGTGCCATCGGCAAAATAGCCACCATCTCAACATACATATTGCCAGAAACACCAGCGAGATGATTGCCAACACTATATAAACCATTACTGCGACTACAAACGATACTTCCATTTAAAGGATTATTGGTGTACTTTTTTTTGCTACAATCTTAAAAAAAATAAAAAAATAATTATTTTTGCTACAATCTTAAAAAAATAAAAAAATAATTATTTTTGCTACATTCATTATTTATTTTTAATAAACGGTCTGAGATTTTTTTCAATAAAATGTACAAAAAAAGAGAAATAAAATGAATTTTCATTCATCCAAGTAACCTGGAATAATCTTCATAATAACAGCATGATAATATCCGAGGTTATTCTTAGCATAATCCTTGTATTGTCTATTACTTCTCGGTGTTATTGTGATATGAATTGCACTGATGAGGTAAAGAATTACGCTGCAGTTACATATTGTTTGGAAAAACGTGACCCAACGTCTCCGTACTTTGATTATCCATGGAGATATGGTTGTGGTACAGCTTGTGGTTCAAGTGCTGATCCATATGATGAATGCGTATATCCATGCTCTACAATGAATGTACGATCCTTGTCTGAATGCCAACACGTGTGTAACAATGTCGGATACTCTTCGGATTATGCCGAAACATGTATGGAAGCCTGCTATGCGTATTGGGAAATATATGGTATATGCGAAATCACAGAAGGACAGTGTTATACAACTGGATATTCAGAGGCGCCTACTTTCTATCCAACATACATATGGACCCATGAACCAACTTTTACTCCTTCATATGACTCGACATCTGTGCCAACTTTTACTCCTTCATATGACTCGACATCTGTACCAACTTTTACTCCTTCATATGAGTCGACATCTGTACCAACTTTTACACCTTCGTATGACTCGACATCTGTGCCAACTTTTACACCTACAGATATATCACCAACATATGTACCAACTTTGACACCTTCGTATGACTCGACATCTGTGCCAACTTTTACACCTACAGATATATCACCAACATATGTACCAACTTTTACACCTACAGATATATCACCAACATATGTGCCAACTTTGACACCTACAGATATATCACCAACATCCGCACCTTCGTCTATACCATCAACGACCGTGTTATACGCGAGTGCATCAAACTCATCATCATTGTTAATTGTTAGCTTCGTCATAATCATAGTATCGGTAGCAGTAATTATTACATTGGAACTAAAAATATACTGGATGATGAAAAAGAGATCACACCGGTCAATGAATCATTCGATTGCAAAAGACACTGAAAATCCTTTACAAACCAAATTATTATCTACATTGCTAGAAAATGATTTCGACGGGCTGCCTGAACCCTCTAAAAAAGACTTTGAATCCGAGACAAATAGAATAGTCGTGGATGATGAACAAGAGCACACTACCTCAAATATAGTAGGCGTTTTGAGTAATAATTTTGGCGTAGAAGATGTAAAAGAACGGGAAGTTACTCTTTATGAAGGCGTAGAGGATGTATAGATACTAGATACTATATACTAGATTACACCATATGATATATGATATATACTTTAACTCCAACTATTTTCGTAATTATTTTTCCATTTTTTCCCATTTTCCATTTTTTTGGAAAGAATTTATTGAATGTTGTAAGAACATCCAAGAGCAACTAATAAAAATCTGACTAAGAATGAAACTCGTGCGTTTGTCACGCGCTGTGTACTTTTGCATCCATAGTTTTGAATACAGGACCTAGCCTTTCCTCTTGGACACATGAAAGATGTTGACTTTGCGACCCTGGTCAAATCATTTGGAGTAGGGTTGAAAGTGATGTCTTCTCTTCTTGAAATCGTCATTGATATTGCGAGAAAGTATCGTGACGCGTTTGTCAGTGCCGTCAACAACGTGATATATGATGCAAACCAGTATTTGTTCATGAATGGACCTTCATGGTTCTTTCTTCTTCCAGGGTACCAAGGTCAGATTTCTCTCTGTATATTCGCTCTTTGAAACATGATCACCATCGTTCTTGCTTCTTTTTTTCTGCGCTTTTCGCAGGAATGGACGAGAAGGACGTTTGTTCTTTCATTCAAAGACAACCTTCTTCTCATTTCGAGTTGGATGACGGCTCCCCAAATAGGGCTTGTGTGGATGTTATTCACCAAGTAGTGACATCGCGCACCACCATAACGTGGACATTTATAGTCACTTTATTTTTAGTATATGGTGTTCCCAGTTTATTTAGATTGACGATGTTTATCTGGAGCTACAATAGAAATGAGATTGAAAAACAAGAGCTTCGAGAAAAGAATAAAGAGATTGCTGCGAAGAAGAAGCTTACAGAAGACTCGAACAGACTTGGGAAAGACTTGCTTATACAAATGAGTACTATTCTTAGCATGGATGATAATAATGTTCAAGTCAAAATTGTCAAAATACGGAATATTATTGATGACATTTATCATAAAAGTCATCAATATAAACATTATGATAGGCTTATCAAAACTCTGCGTTGGGAACCACCACCAAGTGGGTGGTTAATTCGCAACTCAAATAATGCTATAATGGCTTGTATCGAAAATGAACTTTTGAATAGATCATATAGCGAGGGTCAAGAGGATGATGTGTAGAAATTACTGGATATTTTTTAATTTATTTGCAACATTCTGAATAATATTTGAAGTGGAGCTCGTAAAATGTATGAGAAAAGGGTTATGAAAGTTAATATGGTGTCTCATGTTCCACATATTTTGTGCAACCAAAGAAAAATGTCATTAGAAAATGGTGTTGAGAAATGAGTATACAATGTACATATTTGTGCATTATTTGTATATATTGAAAATAATGAATAGGATTGGTTAGGTTGCACTTTAAAGTTTAATTAAAAAATTTTGAAAATTATCTGTTATATTGTTTAGATACCTAGTAGGAATTTCCTTGACTTAGGTATATGTATAGTTGTTTAAGTCATTAGTGAAGAATTAAAAATAATATTTAATAGTGGTAATTTTATACAACCCAAATTTTATTCAACTAATGCTATAAAAGAACTCAATAAATTATTTGAATTAATTGGAAATGTATCTTTAGAGCCAGCACAACAAACAGAACAACAAACAGGACAACAAACAGGACAAACAACGAAATAATAAAATCTATTTTCTAACTAAGGGATAATGCAATTCTGTGACAGGATAATTTGCCTCATGAACTAAGTTTAGGTTTAGGGTATCCATAATAGCGTGATCAAGTTCATCACCACTAACCTGTTGCTCCTCACTAACCTTTTGTTCCTCTTTATCCGCAGGATTTTTTTTTGGTCTTCCTTTGGTTTTGGGTTTTTGATAATCTGAAGACGCTACGCTCTTGCTGGAAGTGTTAGTGATCATTAGTGGACTATTGGCATTAATACTGGTGGAATTAATAGTGCCTTTTTGTGGACTTACTGCGATCAGCGTTGCAGCAGTGTTGCTCAGGATCTCTTCTATCACTTCTTTTGAACCAGTGTGACGTCCAATCAATGGACATCCAAAAATGGAGTGATGAATGCAATTGTATACAGTCAATACAAACAAAATCACAATCGAAAAAGAGAGCATCAGTAAAAAGAAGAAGACGCGGGGCATGACTTCACTTCTCGAGACTTCAAAAAAGTCATACACATGATCAGAACAAAATAGAGAATCAGTGTCATGCGACTGATCATTCTTTGGAGAGCCGTCAGGGTACATGTTATGTAGAAAAATCATGAGACCAACAACTAGAAACAGCAAGGCAAGACACTTGACCATGAGTGACTGCCATACTCCTAGTACGAGTTCCCATACTTCGGTAGGGTCCATTACAGCGAGTATGTACTTCCACGTACACACTATATAAAAAAATAATAACAGCATATTCAGTATCGAGTATGTACTCAACGTGCAGTATCGAGTATGTAATGCATATAATAACCCCGTACACATCTCAAATAAAGATATCGTAAATAAAAAAATAAAAATAAAATAAAAATAAAATAAAAAACAAAAACTGCCTGTTCTCATAAAACTATCAGCATGTCCGACGTAGAACCACACAGAGCCATGGTATCGACCGTTAGGAAAGGTATTGAAAAAACTTTCGAGTTCTTGAGCACGTATATTTCTGTGTGTCAGGCAATGGAAAGTATCGCGCTTCGTGACGACTTTGGTATAGAAGACATCAAGCAAGATGATATTGAATGCATTATGCAAATGTTTGCCATCAAAGTCTATTATGAGGATTTCGATGGGAACAATATCCAGTATTCTGCACCTACGATGAGGATACATAGATTGTGGTCACAATTATGTGGAAGAAATCTACAGAGATACGTTAAGTTCTGTGGTGAGATATCGTATGAGAAGACGACCGTGTTTTCAAAACAATTTTTTTTCGATGCGACATCAAAGTCAACACAAGCCACAAGAATTAAATTAGAAGAACACTTCGGTAGGTCAAAGGATAGATCATATGGTCAAATCATTGAACCAGTCCCAATAATGTCTAATTATGAAGGAATGAATGGATCATCACCAATAGAGGTTGAAGAATCAGATGATGAAGAAACAAGAAAGAAGAATGCTGAGGAGGCAAAGAAAAAGGCTGAAGAGGTAATAGAAATCCAAGCAAAATTGAAAGAAGCGAGAGAAAAACATATACAAAGGAGTCTTCTTGTACAATCAGAAGAGAAAGCTAAGAGAATTGAAAATACTCTCATGGTAATGAATAGAAGAGCGACAGAAGAAAGTTCAGATGAAAGTGATGATGAACTTCCAACACAGGAAATGGAAGAGGACAAATCTCCATCAGAAGGGCAACGATATGCTCATACAGTAGCACAAGCACACTTACCAGAACAAGAGCAAGAAAATAATAATGATGATCAATCTAATCAGACAAATAAAACTCCATCTCCTCCTGAGTACTCTCCTAACGAAAAGCAGAATGAACCATCACCTACTTCTCCATCGCCTATTTCTTCTCCAATTTCCTCTTTTCAACATGAAACTACTTCTAGTCCAACAAAGTATGTGTTGCATGAAAAAATTACATCAAATTTTTGGCATGGTAAAAAACGGTCAAAGTTCTTTTCTGGTGTGATTACAACCGTTCATGACAATGACACATATGACATCATGTACGATACAGACGGAATTAAATCCAGAAACGTTTCATATAAATTTATTCTTAAACAAATAAAACGTGGACGTGGACGTCCCAGAAAAGAAGATAGTAATAAGAAAAGTAAAGTTTCTGAATAGAATAACAAGTAAGAATTTAAATCTAGCCAATTAATTTAATTCTTGTAGCTAGGTGTAAGTCTAACACTTAATCATCAATATTTCGTTTTTTCTCACGGATGAACTGTTCCCTTTTAATCTGTATATTACGAGAACTCCATGGCATTAATTCATCTACTCTCAAATCAATATAAACTAAATTATGGTCACTTGCCTCCTTTTTGAAACCTTCTTTCAAAGCGGCGCCCGTGATAATAGGACGACCTAGTTTTTCATTAATTTTTACAACACCAGTATATCCTGTTTCATCGTCTGGAGTCATTCTCAAACTTTCTACACTGTGATGAATCCAAATATTATCAAATCGTTGTGTCTGTAGAACATTTGTACAAGCTTTAATACAAGGAATGTATCCAGCATTAGAAAATGCGTCCCATGTATCTACTTCTGGTTTTGGTTCAAAACCCTTTTTCTTTGTGTAACACATATTAAAATCACCTAGAAATATAACACTGTCGTTTTTTTTATCACCATATACTTTGATTAATTCTGGAAAAACCTTTTCTCCAAGATCTTTGATTTCTTGAGAAGTCTTCACCTTCTTTTGGTATGGTGGTAAATGAACTGTACATAACGTAAATTCTAGGAAACCACATAAAAAATTGGAAATAATAGGAAGTCGTGAGAATCGTACATCTCTCTCTCTAAAATCTTCTACTTTGTTGGTTTCATGTGGATTTGCATGAAGATATTTTACCCTGTCGTTATATAAAAATGCGTATACTTCTTTTGGACCATTGCCCTTCCTTCCATCCAGCTTCATATCTTCATAACTTAGGCTCTCCTTCGAATGAAAGACGGTAGCATGTTGCATTTGCCATGTTGACTTTGTTTTTTCATTTACCTTCTCTATTAAATTTTTTTTAAATTCTTCGATTGTTATTGATTTGGAATCTTTGAGACTAATTTCATTAGGTAATTCCTGTAACGCTATAATATCACCTTTACTTTCACAAATTATTGTAGCCATATTCTCGATTTTTTTATCATAATCTCCTTTATTTGACGGTTTCTCTAGATTGTTTGCGCATGCGACATTCCAAGATGCTATACGGACTTTATGACGATCGTTATACATTTCTAATTCTTTTTCTTTGTCTTGTTCATCTTCATTTTCATAAAAACAATTTTTCAAAATCATGACAGGTTTTTCCTTTGGTATTGACAGACTATCTGGTGGTCTCTCTATTATTTTACATGAATAGTATTGAACTACTTTTTTTCCATCTTGAAATTCTATTGGTTGATCATCGTTAAGGACTTGAACACGGAAAGATTTATATTCACCGCTATGTACTAACCTAATCTCAGGAGAATTCGCCGAATCATAATCTCTCGAGAAACTTTGCTTGATTTTTTCCAAGTATCCTGGTACTTTCTGCATTAACTTCGTGTATAATTGTGCAAAATGAATTTCTGATTTATGAACCTTGTCATCTGAGAATAATTTCCAAATGTTGTATAAATCGGTTATCTCTTTTTTTGCTGTCTCGTGATCTATGTTGTTTTCTCGAGATTTTTTTAGAAAATATTCTATACAGTCTACCATTCCGTTGATGACGTCTTCAAATCCCCATAATATTTTCATGAATTTAATTCGAAAATTGGAATTTAGTTCCCTAACTTTGACTGGATTTTTCACTGGAAAACCTAATTCGTTTTCTTCCCAATTTGTATACATGTCATATACCTGTTTCGGCGTAACGAGATGTTTCTGAAAAAATTTACTAACATTCATTGTTGTGCTGATTATATTATCAGGATTGTCAATATTATTTTGCTCTACCAAACCGTATATTTCTGCAGAATTGGAATCTAAAAATCCCGCAATGATCCCTTGCGTGATTCGTTTCAAATCCACTCTTTTTTCTTCGGTTTGACTCTCAAATACTAATTTATCCAACAGATCGTCAACATCATCATCTTTAAATGCAAAATATGTATCGATTCCCATAACAAGAGAATACAATCTTTTATTCAACTTCATATCTTCGAATATTCTTCGTAATCTTACGTCTGATTTAAAAAGTTCTTCGCTCTTCAATTCATTGTATTCTTCAATAAGACTTATTTCATATTTATTAATGTTTATACTTCTTTGTGACTGAAATATTTTTTCCTCACTTTGTCTTTTCTTATCCTTATCCTTCTCCTTTTTCAAGTTCTCCTCTTCATCTTCTTTTTCTAGCCTTACTCTTCTCAAAAATCCTTCATTATTCAAATTTGGTAATATATTTTCTATTTGACGATTTTTCAAACTTTCGTCCTTATCATATTCCTCCTCTTCAAATTTAACCTCTAATAATTTAGTGACTATTGCTTGTTTAATTTTCGCATATCTTTCTACAGTAGGTAAAAATTCTTCGCGTCTTTTCTTTAATCTATATGAAGTATCCGCATAGTGTTGTTGAT